TAGATGAAAGTCATCACGTTGCCGCTGATACTTATAAAAAAGTAATCAATGCCGTTAGAGATGATAATGAATATTCAGAGATTGTAGGATTTACTGCCACGCCTAACAGAGGCGATGGAAAAGCATTAAAAGGTATATTCGATAATTGCTCACATCAGATTGAGCTAACCACCCTCATTAGAGAAGGTTTTTTAGTTCCGCCAAGGGCGTTTGTAATTGATGTTGGAGTTAAAGATAAACTAAGTGAAGTTCGTAAACTGGCAAACGAGTTCGATATGGAACAAGTCGAAGCCATAATGAATAGAACTGTTATTAATCAGCGAGTGGTTCAGGAATGGCTTGATAGAGCAGGGGATAGAAAGACTGTTGTATTCTGTTCTACTATCAATCACGCCAATGCGCTGCTTGATGAGTTTTTAGCTGAAGGTATAAATGCAGAAGTTGTAACAAGCGAAACACCTAAAAAAGATAGATCACAGATTTTGCACGATTTAGAACATGGCGATGTTCAAGTGGTAGTAAACGTAGCAGTTTTAACTGAAGGTTTTGATGCTCCACCAGTGTCGTGCATTGTGCTGACAAGGCCATGTTCTTACAAATCTACAATGGTTCAGATGATTGGTCGAGGTCTAAGGATTATTGATCCAGAGCTTTATCCTAATACAATTAAAAAAGACTGTTTGGTCTTAGACTTTGGAACAAGCATCATTACTCACGGTGCTTTAGATGAGGGTGTAAACTTAGCAGGAAACGAAAACGATGGTGATAAAGGTGTAGCTCCAACTAAAGAATGTTCTAATTGTGGTTGGATTGTTCCTCAAAACTCTCGCGTCTGTCCTAACTGTGGTCATCTGTTCGAGGGGCAAGATAAGTCTGAGCTACATGACTTTGAGTTAACTGAATTTGATCTGATGCAACTGTCACCATTTAGATGGATAGACATCTTTGGTAACGGCAATTGCATGATGGCAACTGGATTTGACGGATTCGGAATAGTGGCTACAATAGGTGAGAACTCAATAGGTCTTGTGAAGCCTCAGAATGGACGCTTAAAGGCTGTTGCGATTGGTAGCAAAGTACAGGCTACTTCTGCCGCAGACGACTTCCTGAGAGAGATTGAGAGCAGTAAAGCAGCTAACAAAAGCAAGAGGTGGTTAAATGATAGAGCTACACCAAAACAAATGGAACTTTTAAAGAAAAATAATGTTGAAATCAACTTTATGGATTTCTCCTGGACAAAGTATAAAGCCGCTTGTTGGTTGAATTATCTTTGGAATAAAGATGGAATAGATAAAATGGTTAAGGAAATGGGTTATGATAAGAAATAATCTTTTAGATGCGGCTAAAGCAAAGATTAATGTTGATAGAGCTGATGTCTACGGTGATGCAAAGTTAAATCACAAGAGAATTGCAGATGGTTGGAACGTCATCATAAACTCTATTGATGGAGACATTAATGAGGGCCATGTGGTTCTAATGATGGATTGGTTGAAGACATCTAGGTTGCTAGAGTCGATGCACCATCAGGACAGTTGGGAGGATAAAATTGGCTATTCAGCTCTAGGTGGAGAATTTATGATAAAGGAAGAGAAAGATGCCAAGGTTTAAGATGAATGTTTTTTTAATTAGTGAAAACACTGAAGGAGAAATATTTACGAATGAATTTAAAATGATTTGTTTTGTTAGGAATAGTTACGACGACCAGGAAGTAGCTGATCGTGCTGGAGAAATAACTAACGATTATATATTAAAATCTAAAAATAATGTTCTGTTTGGCTCTTGTTTTTATTCAGCTAGAAAAGATGACAAACCTTACAATTGGGAGATGTTTTCTTTTAAAGACAAAGGACTTGACGAGAAGTATACAGAAAGAGATTTACGTCATATGATAAAATTATACACTCCAATTGAGTATATTAAAAAATTTAGATTATTTTCCAAAAAGGAAATGCTTACTAACAACAAACGAAAATTACATTAAGGGGGATACATGACTGATAAAATAAGTCCATTTAAAGAAATAGGACATGTGTGTAATAAATTTGGTTGGGAAACTAAATTATGTGAAATGTCTCAAGAGCAAATAGAAGTATTAATTTATGCAATACAGCAAACAACACCAATCGAGGAGGAAATTTCCATTGATAGACTTGAAGAGAACTACTTTAGAATCACAGGAAATTGGCCGACAAATAGCACCATCATCCCGTTCTAAAGATTTAGAGAATCAAATCTCAGACGCAATAGACGAGAAGATCGTTGAGAATAATAAAAAAATACCGAAACGCAACTATATAGGCGCTTCGTCAATTGGTGAGGAATGTAGCAGAAAAATACAATATAGGTTTATGAACTATCCTTCTGATCCAGAAAGGGAATTTACTGCAAAGACATTGCGTATTTTTCAGTTCGGACATGAGATCGAAGATTACGCGGCTAAATGGTTGCGTGATGCAGAGTTTGATTTAAAAACAGAAGATAAGTTTGGAAAGCAATTTGGGTTCGCTATAGCAGAGGATCAAATAAAAGGTCACATAGATGGTGTTATATTGTCGGGGCCAGTACCTATCGGGTATCCTGCCTTATGGGAAAACAAATCTGCGAATGATAGAAAGTTTAAAGAGTTTGTAAAGCACGGTGTTGCTAAAACAAATAAGGTTTATGCGACTCAGATAGCACTCTATCAAGCCTACATGGATCTTACGGAAAACGATTGTTTATTCACAGTTGTTAATAAAAATACCAGTGAAGTTTACTATGAGTTAGTTCCGTTTGATAAAAAACTTGCTCAAGAAGCAAGCGATAAAGCAGTAGACATCTTGACTAGTATAAAAGCAAATGACATTCTACCTCGCATAGCGCAAAGTAGAGATTTCTTTTTATGCAAATTCTGCGAGTATCAAGACTCGTGTTGGGGAGAATAAACGAAATGAAAAAAGTGGAGGGTGAAATGTCGGTAAACATCACCCTCCTAGATTAAAACGAACTTTATGTGGTGGGTACAGAATAATGGTAGTAATAAGACTTAGCAATACTAAATCCAGTAATTTAGCAGAAGAAATCAGTGACAAAGTGCCTCGTAGCATACAGTTGCAAGCACTGGTGGATACATACCCAAACGGTGTTATCAGAGGCACTCAATTTGAGATCGGATCGCTAAGCGGTGAGGTCGGAAAATCTCTAAAAATTTCTGTAGATTCTAACCGTGCTGACTTTATGCAGGGTATGGATTTTAGTACCAGTGAAGGTATCGGAGGTATCGCAAAGATTATGATGGAGGGTCGAGGAATGACCCTGAGAGATGTTACGGAATATTTTAGTGACTATTTAGATGGGCCAGAATACACCAGACCACCAGAAAACCCGATAAAACCTAATTTAGATGCGCCAGCTCCAGCTAAAGCTAAAGTTCAGATAGATATTAACACTCCTTTTGATGGTGAGCATTTCTATGTATCAGAAGATGGTGAGATCATCTGTTCTGTCCGTAGATACATATCCAAAGATGATTCGGGTGAGATTATGCGAGGATCGGACGGCAAGGCCAAAAAAGAATTTAGACAGTTCTCAGGTCAAAGCACATATCCTAAAATGCCCGACACTCGTCCCTTGTACAACATTCCAGACATTCTGGAAGCAGAGCGCGTTATCTGGGTTGAAGGTGAGAAGTGTGCAGATGATCTAAAAGCTATGGGCTACACAGCAACCTGTAACTTAGGGGGTGCAGGTATGTTATCTGTTAAGTCAGCTCCAAGTTACGACTTCTCTCCATTACAGGGTAAACAGGTTATTATCTGGCCTGATAATGATAGTGCAGGAATAAAGATTGCAAAGTTAGTCCAAGATTTAGCCTCCAAAGCAGGGGCTAAGTCTGTAACAATGCTGTCTCCACCAAGGGGTAAGCCTGAGAAGTGGGACGTTTCTGATGCAATCACAGAAGGTTTTGACATCAATAAGTTCTTAAATGAACCACAGCATAAAACTAAACAGAATATTTCTTTAAAAGATAACAGCTTACTCATATCGGAAATGTTTGTAGGTAAAGCACCAGAACAGAAGTTTCTGATCGCAGATACAATACCTCTGGGCGTACCTGTCGTTTTTGCAGCGGCTGGTGATTCGGGAAAAGGAATGATGACACTTGATCTCGCTATGAAAGTAGCGTCAGGGTTCTCAATGCAAAGCTCCTTCGGGGGATTAGTATCTACGCATGGTAATGTAGTCATTATGACAGCGGAGGATGATAAAGACGAATTGCACAGACGTGTGGAGCGACTAGATCCCAGGAGAAAAAGATTTGATTACGAACACGATATGAGAGTGCTTCCGTTACCTAACTTGGGCGGTGTATTTCCCATGATGCAGAAGATAGATAATTCATACGTCATGGGAGCAGAGTTCGAAAGGCTCTATGAACAGATATTAGAAATTGATAACTTAGCTCTGTTTATTGCTGACCCAATGGCATCGTTTGTCCATGCAGATATAAACGCTGATCCAGCGGCAGGGGCGGCCTTTATGGGTATGCTTGCACAGCTATCCACAGAAACAGGTGCAACAGTCATGGTTAATCACCACATGGCTAAGATTAGAGAGAATGAGCCTATCAAAACGCCAGAACAGGCGCGTAACCTTATTAGAGGTACATCAGCTATTGTAGACGGTGTGCGGTCTGCGTTCTCCGTCTGGCAAGTGGACGAGAAGATCGGTCGTGAACGCTGTAAAGATCTGGATATAACATATACAAGAAACACCGTATTCGATGGTGGTGTGGTAAAATCAAACGGGCCTGCTAATCGGGATATACGTCACTTTATTCGGAATCAAGACACAGG